AACATTCATATCACCAAGCAAGCGACGATATTTTTCCTGATTCAAGAGAATCTGAGTCATATCACATTGAATCAGATCACCGTCAGGAGTCTCATCATACATGACCGGATCATAAACAGAAGCCTGATAGCACGGATTACCTTCCTTCAGCTCAGGAACATACGAACTCTTTTCAAAATTCTCATTTTTATACGCAAAACTTCTCATAATCAATACATTAATAAGGTAAACCATTTCTATCCAAATTCTGCACAGCATAAACTTGGAAATTAACATTACATAATAACTGGTCGTATGCAACAGAACAGTTCTGGCCTGAAACCTGAGGCTCAAAGATAGAGTTCAATTGCTGAGGACGAACCTTCATAGACTGATAAGACCAAGTACCAGAAGAGGTGAGAATATCCCAACCATCAATAGGGGCAGACCAAGACTGGTAAGCCATGCCAGAGCGGAATGCAGCGTGAACAGTATCAATGTTAGATTTCCATTGCCAATACCGAAGGTTATAACCAAGAGAACCAGAAACGGTACGAGACGGGTTATTCTGTAAATTCAAAGCAGGGACAGGCTGCATACCTAACTGATCGAACGCAGGTTGGGGGAAGTCGGTAATAGCCGTAACAGTCAACTGAGGGTTCTGACCTGTCAGATTCCAGTCAACCATAGGAACAGCATGATATACACACATAATTACCTGATGTTCGGCACCGCAGTCATAAGTCAGCGTATGGCCAGAAGCTGAACCTACACCTTTACCAGCGATTACGGCTTGAGAGTTATCAGCCTCTAAATTAGTATTCAGGACTTCGTTAATATTGATCACATTTGACCAACCTCCGATATAATGTGCATGATTGCCCATATATTCAGGAGCCTTAATACCGAATTGAGCAACCATCTGATCTGAATAGTCCTTGCTAGAGAATTGCACTACTTCTTTCCAACGCTGTAAGTATTCAGTTGCGCGGATTGAAAGAGCAGATAAATCTGAATTCAAAACAACATTACGAGGACTAGCAATACTAGAAACAGTCACATTAGAAGAACCATCGGCAACACGAAGGGGAGAAGACAAAGGAAGAGTAACAATACGATTAGAAGCAGCTCCACCCATGTCATAAGACGAAGGCAAAACAGCTACCGAACCATACTGAGAATTAGGAAGCATACCCATGAAATAGTCCTTCGGATAATTGGCATAACGGAGCTGGAGCATCTCAGGGGCAAGATTCAATTGCGATTTACCGTCCCAATAATCAACATTGTAAGCATAAGCCAGGTGCTTTTCCCATTGAGATTCAGAGAAGAAGTCATAGTAGATCTTCTGATAAGCCAACAACGGAAGAAGATTGACAGTCTGGCTAGCACTATAAACCAAAGGATTATCAGCATCGGCAGTTTTATCTAGACCTAAATAGGCTTTGGTAATAAGATCTTTAGCGTCATTTGTGGAAGAGAGGAAAGAACCATATCCAAGCATATCCAATACCTTAGAAGCGCCATAAACATATGGCAAGCCAGCATCATCGAGGGTATCCTGAGTAACAATCGTCCGAAGACTCAATGACAACAAACTCAACGTTGTATTCGGTACAGAAGTCAACATCTCGGTGTTAGCAGTATTACTAGCAGCAGACGTCATATAATCCGTCATCTGAGTAAACGCCTGCGGAAGAGCACGAGAAATCAAGCGTAACGGCACAGCGTAAAAGTCATAATACTCCTTAATACGGGTATATGCAGCCGTATTAACGGGAACAGTACGAGTAAACCAATCGGAAGAGATACGATACTTGTTGCCAGGAATAGCTATCTGCCAATAACAAGGAAGGATCTCTCCAACTTTTGCCGTAAATAACTTTTTGCTAGATAAGTCAAAGGAAGAGCGATGGACAGCAACTTTCGCTCGGTCTAGCGGATTAAAATCACTCATAATTAATTAATTTAAATTAGACCATACGGTTAAATATATCATTTGCATCATTCAATTTTTTATGCTTAATCATATTCCGACAGACGGTAGAAGCACGGAAATAAAGACATTTTTGTAAGTCGTCGAGCGACCCATTATCAAAGGCACTTCTTGTATCGGGTTTCGCAGATTTGAAGTAATTACAAGTCGCGAGAGATGGGATTCTGGGGTCATCAAACGGTACTCGTATTTGTTCTTTAATAGGACGAATAAATCCGTCTGCATATTCTCCGTCTTCACCGATACCAATGGTCGCCATCTCGCATCCTTCGGCTGGTACATAGAAATACCGAAACATAGGGGCAGGCAAAGTCTGTTGTATTCGCAACGAATCACACATTCGTACATAGTCCGCTTTCTTTTCATACTCTATGCCTTTTTTAATGATATAATTAATACGGGAGGTATAAATATACAAATCGTCGCCAATGCCAGGGAGATTCCAATTGCGGAGGAACTTAGAGACATAAAGGAATAGCCGATATAACTTATTAATAAAATATTCAACATCGACATCGCTAGAACTGTTAACGAACCTAGTAAGGCACCTAGCATTATGTAGTACAATCTTATCATCATCAGTCAATATATGATTTAAAGTTATATATTTATAATAAGCACGCACTATAGATAGAATAGAATTACTATCATAATCTACAATGCCGAAACGTGCGATTCTTTTTGGCGCTGATGCAACTGAGCAAATAACTCTATATATCGCAACAGCATCATCATAGCGAGCTCCTGAGAATCTGGGGAATAAGGAACGGATATACGATATGGGGGGAGTTGACTTGACAACGATTCCATTAAAATTATACTCTCGTCCATTAATGACCGAATCGATTTTTTGCTCAATTTGCGCATAGACATCTTCACCTTCATCAAATGTTTCACCTTTTTCAAAGAATCCGAGAGACGCTCTTGAGCGGGGTTTAAACGCACGGCATGAGCGATAAAGAGAGGGAGCAGAAGCCAAGCTGTTAACGTAACTCGCAACGTATGAAGCGCATCCACCGTTGGAACGTTGGATATCTGAACGACCGAACTTCCAACTTTTATTATGACACTCTCGAAGGACATCGGCGATTTCCTGCGAGTTGAAGAATAGTAACAAATGGAAATGTGGGCGGAAATGGACTGGGCCATACTCGCCAACAGCGTAAAATGATATCTTTTCATTAGTGTATTTATCTAAATGTCTACGTAAACGTTTAATATAATTCTGAACATCAACATAGTTCAGATAAGGGATAAGATTATTACCGTATCTACAGGAAAGTTCTCCATCTTTACCGTAAGGTGTAGCGGATTGCGTCTTATCAATAAAGGAACGGATAGCATCCATAGAAAGAAACCAATTATCTTTAATCGGCTCATACTGACCTGATTCACGGTTATATGGAACTGTACCCTGTACCTGTGTAAAGTATATATGGCGCAATTGTTGTGAGTCTGTACAACAATATTTGGATATCGGAACAAACGAATGTTTTTCATAACCATAAACAACACCAGAATCGCTTAAAACATCATCATATTCAGAATAATATACCTCACAATTAAATAGAGGAATGTGTTCATTATCGTAGGTGAGCGTAACAAACCAACAATGCTTAAAGGCACTTCCAGCGGTCTTCACACGCATGGACGCCTTTTGAGCTCGCTTGTGTATACAATAATCGCATTGACCGCAATCTATAGCGATACGCTTACCTGTATATCTGTTAGTAACGAACGAACGATGTTGACAATGGTCAGCAGCTTTAAGCAACTCTGGTGTATATTTCATACTCTTTTATCAATTAATTGATGACGATTTCTTGAACTAAAGGATATATGCATGAATCCATCATAAAGAATAAACTGGTCAAATGCAACATTATCCATAATATAAGTTACCAACTGGCTATAAGTTGTAGAACCATAAGGCTTGAAGTCAATAGCTTCGCCTTTAAGATGCTGAGAATTAGGAGCTCCTCCAGCAGTTCTATTCTGAAAAACAGTCCGAAGCGCGCTCGTTATTGTAAAATGGAAGTTAAGCTGTAGCAAATCATCCAAAAAAGACATAAGGGCAGGATTCATAGACCTATAGCATTAAGTATATAACCAAGAGCTGCACTAACAGCTCCAATAATAATCTTCCAAATATTATTTTTAGTTGCCATTTTGAGTTGTTTTAACAGGTTCGACGAATTGATTCTCTTCTTTAATAGAATCCACAATAACAACAAGACCCAACGGAGAAATTCGCTCAGAATAATTTCCAAGGCCATCCAAAGAATTGACAATATAAGGCGCAATAACATCACGACCTGAATTTTTCTCCTTAATTGAAATAATAAATTTTTGCATAATTCCAAATTTTAAACGTTAATAATACTGAGTTAGCTTCTACAGGGGACAAAGAAAAACATTATTTTTTATATATGCAAAATTCTACGGATATTTTTTTAGGCATGGCCTTGTGTGAGTTCAACGTTTATAGACAAGGAAAGAGAGAAACTGAGAGGGTAACTCAGTTTTGCGTTCGCATTGAACTAGGGGCTTCGCATGATTAAAAGTGGATGTAAACAAAGTGTATAGGCACGACAAGCCAATTAGTCTTGTCTTTGCGCACCGACGTGCTAAAGTACCGCTTCGCTTTAAGGTAGGTCGCTTCGCTCCATTTTTCGACCAGGCCCTACGCGGGCAGCGGGTGTATATCGCTCAAGCGCCGCGATGGGCTTTTAGTCCTGAAGGATGTAAACAAGAAAGGCCTACTCATCACGAGCAAGCCAATCAAGAATAAACTAATAGACACAGAAGATAAAAAAACTACTTACTATATACTATTCAAATGTACCAATAAAATTGCCAGCACCAGAGGCTATAGAACTAAGGCCACGAGAAGCAGATTCCCAATAATGGGTACGACCTTTTTTCCGAGACAAGTCTGCACCATATTCATATAGCCTTTGCTTAGCCTTATCGGTATCATACTGAATATGCTTACGTAATTTAACATTAGCAGAATCATAAGATGCATCACGATACTGCAACTGATAAGCAGCATTCGAAGCCTTAATCAAAGATTCAGCAGTGCTTGAAGCAATATCATTAGATATCTTTTGACCAGAAGCCTGAGCAGCCGTTAATATAGCACGTTGGAGTTCAGTCTGAATCTGCTTTTCCGTAAGAGCACCATTTAACTGAAGATTAGCCAAAGTCTGACCTTTAATAAATAAGTCGGCTTGTTGTTGTTCATCAAGATAACGGTTTAAAATACGTTGAGCATCAGAGTTCAAAAGAATCTGAGTTTCTTGAGCAGCAGACAATCGTTCAGCGAACTGAAGATTCTTTAATTCCTGAGCCTCTGTAGATTGGTCTAAGGAGGCAGAGATACGACCAGTTTCCTTATTCCAATAGCCAGACTGACCAACAGCCAGATTTTTCCAATTAGTCAAACCTTTATAATAATCAGCAATTTGAGGAGTAATAGAATCAATATAATTAGATTCTGACTGAGCCTTTTTCGCTTGGGCAAGAGAAGCTAAAGAATTAAAGACATTGGAAAAATTGGGCTTAAAAGCCTGCATAGACGGAACAGGAGCGGCAGTAGCAGCAGCACCACCAGAGGCAGGAGCTTTAGAACCAGCCATAGCGGCAGAACCTTGAATAAACGGATTCAAACCACGAGCAATCATAGCATTCGGAGAATTGTAAGCATTATTCATACCCCACATTCTCTCTTGCCAATCACGCTGAAGCTGAGATTGCTCGGCATTGAACGCGTTTTGTTCTCGCATCACACGGAGGTTAACCTTATTCTGATGATTTTGGTTAACCATGCCTACCACATTGTCGGTAAGATTACCGACAGTGGAAGCAATCGCATCGAAGAGACCCATTAAACGTTAGGTGCAGGGGCGGACGCATCAGGAGCGGGCGCTGCACTTTGCTCTGCCAACACAGACTTAGCGAACTCAGTCAATTCCGAATGTTGAGAAGCCAATTCAGATAATACAGCCTGACGTTCAGACATTGTTTGACAATGACGGGAAATAACAGCATTAAAACGCTCTTCATCCGTCATACCATCCATCACAGTAGACTGCGTAGGATGCATCTGAGCCAATATATTATTAACATTCATATCACCAAGCAAGCGACGATATTTTTCCTGATTCAAGAGAATCTG